ATTTTTAGAAGAACTTTAGCTCATAATAACGAAAAAAGACTTAAAGCACAAAGATATTACAATTATATTTTAGCAAGTGCTGTAGCTAAAAATAAAGATTTGTTCAAACGCATGTGTAAAGAAAAAGGTGAATCATATACTCGTATACACTTCTTTCTTAATCATAGTATTGTAGCTGTTAGTAACGAATTAGATTACGAATTAGATGGCGAAGATAGTAACGATAGATAGTATGTTAGTTGTTGATGATAGCGGTATGCCTGTACCTCCTACTGTTAGACAACTTCTTGATAAAGACATACGAACTCTTTATAATAGAGATAAATCTCCTGATAAGAAACAGTATATAGCAGAGGCTATTGTTATATATCAACTAGGAGATCCTAAGTCTCCTGCACGTCAGTCTGGTTTAAGTGAAGCTGAAGCACTTCATTATGCTATAGAACAAGCAGGTCTTCCAAGTGATTATATTCCTGATACTTTAGTGTTAAGACTGATTAAACGATATTACGATGAAAATATTACAGAAGCTGGTAGAGTTGTAGAAAACTTATTACAGACTATACACAATATTAATCTTGGTATTAGTCAGATAAATAGGTATCTTAATGAGCAACTTTCTACTCCTCTTACTAACGAAACTATAGGAATAATTCTTAGTCTTGTAGATAATGTTAAAAAACAAGCTGGAGACATTCCTTCTACTCTTAAAAAATTAGAAGAAGCTAAGCAGAATCTAATGTATGAACAAGAAACTGAACTTTCTCGTGGTGGAAATCAAGTTTTAAGTTCTATGGATGCTGAAGATAATTAAATATATAAAATTATGCCAGAAGTTACTACAACACCATTAAAAGGTATTAGTATTAGAGATAGATTTGCTGTAGAAGCTCTTGGATTTCTTATACAGAAATATGAGAGTAATTCTATACCTATTCCAGATATAGTAGCTAGAGCTTATGAGTACGCTAGTAATATGTTAACTAAAGCTAATACTTCAGGCGCTAGTGATACAGATTATAATATAGGTAAAATCCTTACCGAAGGCTTTGCTGCTCTTGTAGAAGCTATAGGTGAAGGAGGTGGAGGAGGCGGTAGTACTACAGTTAATCTAGATGATTTAATTGATGCATTAGGATATGATGCTGATGCCGATCCTGCTATTACTCAAGCTGGAAAGATGGACGAGTTAATTACTGCGGTAACTAACTCTAGTCAGCTAAAGAAAGCTAACGTTTCTGAACTAACTGCTGAGAATATTCAAGTAGCGTTTGATAATCTTGATTATTTTCTTGTTTATAGTGCATTCAACGGAATTCATCCTTATAAACTTTCTAGAGCAAACTTTGATAGATTGTATGGGTTGTTACCTAGTTCTCAGACTACGTTTCCTGCTGCTCCTGAATATGGGTATTATTATAAGGTATCAACTGCTGTTGGTGCTTCTTTAACTATTAATCTTGGTTCTTATACATTTTTAATAGGAGCAGTAAGAATATTTATTGTTAGATTTAGTGTTGGATCGTCTGCCTGTGCTTTGTCATTTACTGTTGCAGGTAGTACACCTGGTACTGGAGATATTAAATGGAGAGGTACAAAGCTTACTTCTCTTGAAGCAAATACTGAATATGAAATGGACTTTGTTGCTAATGGTAGTTGTTGGACTGTAGGAGCTACTAAAATTGTTTCTTAAATAACTATGGATATTAGATATAATAATAATTTTCTATATTTCGATGAGGGTCCTCATAAATATACTGACTCTCTAAATAACGAATATAGGAGTGTAACTACTCTTATAGGAGATTATTATCCTCATTTTGACGCTGATTATTGGGCACATAAAAAAGCTAAGGAACAAGGTAAATCAGAAAAAGCTATTCGTGCAGAATGGGAAAGAATTAAAAATGAGGCTTGTGAACGTGGTACTAAAACTCATAATGGGCTGGAAGATGCTATTAAAGAAGTTTCCAAATTTAAGAACGCTATTAAATACCTTGATGCTGTTGGTAGTGGTCGTGTTATAACAATTGCTGACATTCCAGCCCTTATACCAAAACCTTTGAACATAGATGAGTTTAAAGAAGCTACCGAAAATAAATATTCAGAAATATATAGAGTGTTTGATTTCTATACTGAACGAGGATATACCATATATTCAGAAATCGGAGCATTCCTTATGGACTATCTTATTAGTGGAACTATTGATATATTTTGCTATCGTCCTACTGATTTTATTATTCTCGATTGGAAAACAAATCGTGATGGTCTAAAGTTTGAAGCTGGTTATTATAAAAAAGATAAATCTACTGTTCCTAATCAACTTACTAATGAATGGGTTCATAAAAAAGAAATGATGCTTCCTCCTCTAAGTCATTTAGAGAATTGCAATGGAGAACATTATACAATGCAACTTTCTCTTTATGCTCTTATGGCTGAAATAATCCTTGAAATTCCATGTCATGGTTTAGGTCTTTGTCATATAGGAAGTCCTTGGATTCTTAATGCTTACGGACAACCTTTTAGAGATAAAGAAGGCTATCACGTTGATAAAAACGGAGAAGAAACTGTTAATTGGTTTAGAATTAATTATAGAAAAAGAGAGGCTCAAGCTCTTCTTCAAGATAGAGCTTATAAGTTAAAAGCAGATAATAAAAATAGTAATCAACAATTAAGTTTATTCTAATGATTAAAACAGCATTATATAGTAAAGTTAAAGATTATGACTTTGAGAAACTTTTTAAAAAGAAAGGATACGCTTTCTTTACTAAAGGAAGTTATAACTTAAACATTATAGGTGTTCGTTCAGCAGGAGCAAGAGTTACAAACAGTTTTGACGATGTATTAGTGCTTATATATAAAACTCCTAATGGAACATGGACTAGACAGGTATATCAAATAACTACCGATCCAGGTCGTTATTACATGGTTAATCCTTCTAATCGTAAAGGTACTGCAATACTTGTTCCAGGTCAATATAGAGCTACTTATAAAATAGATAAACATCGTGGAAAATATGATGCTCTTTGTCAAAGGAACAAACCTGTTAAAGTTTACAGAGATAATAATAAAAATGAAATATACGATTGGAATCCTGCTACTTTAGATGAAGGATTGTTTGGAATAAACATTCATAAAGCTGGTAGAATTAGTACAAGAGTTGATACTTGGTCAGCAGGTTGTCAAGTTTTTGCTAACGAAACAGAATTTAAATCTTTTATGGCTTATTGTAAAAAACAAATAGCTGAAGGTTTTGGAAATTGCTTTACTTATACTTTAATAAAAGAGGAGGATTTAGTATGAGTACCGATGACTTTGGTAAATACGTAATTAGTTTTGCAGTAGGACTTTTTGTCGGAGACCTACTCATGACTAAAAATGATAAAGCAAAAAGCTCCCCCGTAGAGAAAGTTGAGATTATAGATTCATTAACTAAAGTTAATGATAGTATTAAAATTAAAGTTGAACAATTAGATAGTATCAAAGATGCAAAAATCATTGAGGTTAGTACTCTTGATAATGATAGTACTCTTAAGTTATTCTACAAGCTGGTGCAAGAATGAGAATGATACAATTCCTTCTACGGGGGAGCTTATTACTCGTACTGACTCTGTACTTATTAGTTTTGATGATCTTCGTAAAGCTAATGCAAAGATGGTCGAACTTAAGTATGAGAAAGAAATTAATGATTCATTACGGTCGATTATTATCAACGATGATAAGATTATTAGAGAATATAATGACTATACTAATTCTCTTACGAAACAAATTACACAAATTAAAAGACAACGTAATATCGCAAGTGGGATTGGAATCGGTTCTATACTTCTCATGGTTATCTCGCTTATAGTAAAATAATATGGAATTAACAGAAGAAAAGTATATTCAAGATTATCCATTTCTTCAATACATTAAAGAAGATAAAAGTCGTTATAAGCATGCAAAAGATGCTGGTTATAACGACCCTGATGATTTGTTTCTTATTGGAGATAGTGGTGGATTTCTTCTTAATATACAACCTGATGATAAGTTTGTTAATACACACTTATTTACAGAATCTGCAGATTTTTATAGAAAAAACAAACAATTTACTTATTATAAAGTAGACAGCGTTCCTCATAGACAATTTAGGAAAAGAGAAGAATATCGTAGACGTTATGGTTATAGTGCTCCTTGTTTAATGCGTGGAGGTAAAGTTCAAAATGTACGTATTACAGGTGGTATGTACAACTATCTTAATTATACTATGATGGAACAACTTGATTTGTCTACTGCTAAAAGTACAAACAAGTCTTCTACTGGTAGAAAGAAATATGACTTTCCAAAATTTATAGATGCTCAATTTTGGACTTGGCACATAAAAGAATTTGCTATACGAAATGGTTTTCATCTTATTATAGATAAAACTCGTCGTGGTGGATTCTCTTATATAGAAGCATCTGATACAGCTAATGATATAAATCTTAATAGCAGAAAAACATTAATTCACGTTGCAGCGGATAAGAAATATCTTACTGCTACAGGTGGACTTACTGATTTTACTGTTAATAATTTACGTTTCTTTGAAACTAAAACTCCTTTTGTTAGAGGTATATTATCAACAAATGCTGAAAACTTTAAGTTAGGATTTAAGTTACCTAATGGTACCGTTTCTCCTAAATCATGGAATAGTGCTTTATTTAGTGTGTCTGCTATGAATAATCCAGATTGTGCTATTGGTAAAGACGCTATGAAAGTTAAAGTAGAAGAACTTTCTACTATGGAGAATTTTGATGAATTTATGTCTGTAACAGAACCTGCTATGAGAACAGGTGCCTATGTTACGGGAAATTTAATTTGTTGGGGTACTGCTACTTCTGGTAATATGCAAATTTTTGAACAGAATTTTTATTCTCCTCAAAGTTTTAATTTCATGCCTTTTGAAAATGTTTGGGATAAAGATTCTCGTAATGAAGTTTGTGGATATTTTAAACCGTATGCGTGGGG